TCTTTGTCCGGAACGTAATAAACAACACGATTTCAAGCGTCATTTCGAACATGTAGCTGTGTGATTGAGTAGTGTTCATGCCGCACCTCCTACTTACTAAATAGCTTGATTAAAAGAACAAACACTACAAAGACAATCAGAAGCCCTAAACCAAAACAGTAGCCACGATTTACCCACTCGATTGCAGCATCAAGATTCTTGTTTTTATTAATCAAGCCCTTCACAAAGTCATATGTGTAAAGAACAGCAATACAGACAGCGATGATTTGGAATACTTCCTTCATCTTTCGATCTCCACAGTCATGCCAGCATGATCATGCTCAACCACAGACATTCCACGCGTAATTGCGGCTTGACTTGGTAGCTTCTTAAAATCAATCAGATTCACTTCATGGCAGTGTTTGCACATGAATGAATTTTTCTTTTCAAGTTTTTTATAAATCTCTCGTGCTTCAGATAAAACTCGATTATTTCGTTCTGTAGCCTGATTCAAATACTTAAGATGTTTTTCAATCCACCAGACCGGATTCAATCGAACATTGCAGTCTGTACATAAGACTTCATTTTCTTCCGCTGAAATCTGGATATTTTTATGGTCACAAGCATTACGCTCAAACTTTCGTGAGAACTTGATAACGTTTTCTTCAGTATTAATGCTGATCATTTGATCTTCTTTATGAAATCTCACACCCCACCTCCCATACTCTCGTAATACTCGGGACTCAGGTCAGCAAAGCTAGAACGAGCCAAATCAGTTGCCAGTCTTACGGTTCCAGTTGATCCGTTACGGGCCTTTCCAATGATGATTTCTGCGGTTCCAGCTTCCTTAGAATCGCGGTTATAAACTTCATCGCGGTAGATAAACATGATGATGTCAGCATCCTGTTCAAGATCACCCGACTCTTTCAGATCGGCATTAACCGGGCGTTTGTTTGGTCGGTTTTCAAGATTCCGGTTCAACTGCGCCAGAGCAAATACAGGGCAATCAAAATCACGCGCCATACGCTTAAGGTCTGCTGAAACCTCACCAATATCCTTGTCACTACGGCCAAAGTTATTTTTAGTCAGTGGTGTCACTTTCTGGATGTAATCAACAAAGATTGCACCAAGCTTTCCGTACTTCATTGACATCTTTCGAGCCGATCTACGGATAGTTGATGTGGTGGTTCGGGCATTGTCATCAATCTCAAGTGGAGCCTTTTCAAGAATGGCTGCGGCTGTATTGATCTTTCCGCAATCTTCCATTTCGGCATGACCACTTAAAACTTTACGAAGTTCAACCTGTCCGATGCCACTGATGAGACGCTGGGCAATTTGCTTGCCTGACATTTCGATTGATACAAACAGAACAGGCAGGCTCTGGTTGATCATCATGTCTGCCGCCAGATTCTGTGCAAATGTGGTTTTACCCATACTTGGACGAGCGCCGATAATAACCAGATCACCTTTTCCGATTTCACCAAGCTTGTTATCCAGTTCAATGAAACCTGTCTTGATCCCACCTTCAAATGCTCTGTTTTCATGAAGTGCAGCATGGCGATCCAAGAATTCACCAATGGCTTCTTTAGAAAACTCATGAGCATGTTTCAGCTTGTCATCGACCTGACCTATGTCCAGACCTGTAACTAACGCCTGTGCGCGATTTAGTGCTGTTTCTGAGGTATGTGAAACCATATCCAGTGCCAGCGCACTAATCTGCTTACTTGCATCCTGAATCTTGCGACGAGTTGAAAAATCCTTAAGTTTTTTAATGTGAGTACCCAGCAGGCTGTATTGAGCAATACGGCTCATCAGGTTCACCAGAAACTGCTCATCAATCACAGTGTTCTCAAGCCCATTAGAGCGGATCAGTTCCCACAAAGTGACTTCATCGTAAGCTTCGCCTTTAGCGAACTGGCTCTTGATGTGAGTACAAATGACTTGATGCTGTACTGCATAAAAATCTTTAGGGTCCAGCTGCTCGATGTATTCATCAGTACCCTGTTCTGCACCAATGATGGTTGCCAGGATGCTTTGCTCAACCGGGATAGAAAATAATTCAATCATTAGTCCATCCCCTTAAATTTCTTGGCTACCCCTTTGAAGGTAGTAGCTGGTTGTTCAGGGGTGGTTTGGGTAGGCAATTGCTCCTGGTATTCAGCAAGGTTGATGTTCTGCAACCAAGATGCATTGAAGCCCTGCCATGAACGTTCGATGCAGATCTTCAGCACAGTGTTGATATTTAAATTTGCTTTGTTGAATTCACGTTCAAAACCTTTGAAAGCTGTTTCGGTATTAGCAGCTTTTTTGTTCTTGCGGACAGCTAACCAATCTTTGATTAACTGCTCATCAGCACCTAGGTTTTTTAGTGATTCAGAGAAAGAAAATTTAATATTATTTTCTTTTTTCTTTCTTTCTTTAATAGAGTACGGATTTTCCGTACCAACTAAGTACGGATTATTAGTACCAACTTGGTACGGTTTTTCCGTACTAACTGACTTAGTACTATTTTTCCGTACTAGTACGGTTTTTTCGTACTGATCAAAAGTAAGAGAAAAAGTATTAATGTGAGTGCTACGATCAACAGAAATGATCTTTAATTGCTCAAGTTCACGAATTGCATCAATCACTGTTTCCTTGCGTTTAATGCCAGTGATTTCTAAAAATAAAGTTTGTGCAATTTGATAACTGTCACGTTGATAACCAAGTGTGCAGCGAATAATAACGCTCAGGCATTTATAAGCATTTGGGCTTATGTTCTGCATGATGCTATCAATCACAATATTCGGCATCTTTGTGTAATTCTCTTCCACAGTAACCGCCTGTTGTATGAATTTTTCAAAATCCACGCCAATATTCATTTGCCACCTCCAATAGTGAAAGCAAGCAACTGCGCTTTGGTTTGAGACACGGCCTGAGCATTAGGCAAGGTTTTTTCTACCGCATATCGCTCTACCGCTTTTTGAAACAGATAGATCTTTTGGTTTATTTCTATCTCTGCTAAAATGTTTTTGTTCATTTAGATTTCCTAATGTTAGTGAACAACCGGAAAAGCCTGATCTCGTAAATCAGGCTTTTTCTCTTTGTAGAGCTGATAAATACTTTGCACACTCACCTTTCATGGCTGTACGCAAAGACTGAATTTTTTGTTCCATTTCCTCCAAGATACGATCTGTCTCATCCATTTCAGCGGGCGTAACAACGCCATCCTCTAAAGCACATAAAACCTGTTTGTTCGCAGCACCATTCCCAACATTCATACCCAGCAGTGACTCAAGAACACTAAGTTCATGCTCTTTGCCTTCTGTGCGCGCTACTGGAACCAACATAAAGCCCAGTTTATGCGCCCAAACCTTTAAAGATGCTGGGTTCTGGGTATAAGTCAGCATTGCTTCAAATGCCTTAAGACTTGGCAAATGGTTTTCCATGTTTGGATTTGCGTAATTCAGGATAGTGTTATGAGAAACACCCACAACGTCTGCAAGCTCTTTAGGCGTGATGCCGTTAGACTGGTGCACCATCTTGTGCAAAGCGGTTTTAGTCTCTTTCGATATATCCATGTGAACACCTTGTTTGATTTCACGTTTATTAAAAACGCTAAGCTGTTGATAATCTGGTTTAAGCAGTTAAGGCTTCCAAATTCGCCTTTAACTTGCCCTTGGTCTGGATCTGGAGAATTGCTTGGGTTGATGCTGGAATTCCGTAAGAGCGCCATTTACTGATTGCTCCACGAGTTTTTTTTAGAATTCGTGCCAAGTCAGCATCACTCTCAGCTCCGTAATGATCCTTTACGTCATCTACGGTCATATTGTTTACCTTGATAAACTAAAAGTTTCCCTAAGTAAACCATAAGTTTCTTTTTAGGTCAACAAGGTTGTTTACTATCGGAAACAATAGTTATGGGTATTTTTGCAATGAGCAGCGTTTCTGAACGTATCTTGATGAGAATGAAGGAGCTTAACCTTCAGCAAGTTGATCTGATTGAGGCTACAGGCCTCAGCAAGGGTACGGTCTCTAAATGGATCTCGGGTGTGAATACTCCTAGTGGTAAGAGCATTACATCTCTTGCAAAAGCCCTAAAAACATCACCTGAATGGATTTTAGATGGTGAGGGTCTCAAGAATCTTGGCGGCCCTGTAAAAGAAGAAGATGACAAAGGTTTTAATAACGTCAGGTTTAATGGAAAAAAACTTACAAGGATTCCAGTGTTAGATTTTGTTCAAGCAGGATTGTGGCGAGAAGTCGCCTATGATGGTGGTGAGCCAAAGGGGTATACCCTCACCACATATGAGAACAAAGACCCGAGCACTATTTTTAGTGTGACTGTCGAAGGCATGAGCATGTATCCAGATTTTCAACCTGGTGATGATATTGTGATTGATGCCTCAATCGCACCCCAGCCAGGTGATTATGTAGTGGCTCAAAATGGTGATTATGAAGTTACCTTCAAGAAATATAGAGTTGTGGGTTTTGATGAACATGGTCGCGAGGTTTTTGAGTTAGTTCCACTTAATCCAGATTTCCCTATTCACAACTCACAAAAGCATCCTATTTCGATTATTGGTGTAGTTGTTCAGCATCACAGAGAGTTTAGAAAATAATAAAAGCCGCTGTATGCGGCTTGGGTATTTTATATAGTTTTTTTAAGTATTTATTTTGAGGGCAAATATGTCAATTAATATCAGGTTTGATTACTATCATTTAAAAGCTGATAAAGCACGTCAAAGAAAAGTTAAAAATGGTCAAAATTATTTTGGAAAAATAGATTTAGATGATTTTATTTTAAAGTTAAAGGAGTATTTTGATCTTCATAAAGATAAATTTGATAAAAATGGTCTTTTAATTAAAGAGTTTAATAATCAAAATAAGTGGATTAAATGGGTATCAATAGAGAACAACGATAACTATTGCAAACTATTATTCACATTTAATGATAAGCAGGTGGATCCAAGGGTATTAGAAAGCAGAGAAAAAGATGTCTTAGCCCAAGAGATTCCTGATACCCATGGATTAAGAACGCTCCTACATATAGTGATCAAAAAAAATGTAATTAATAGAAGATATTCAAACTTATGTATTCAGACAGTCTCAGGTTTAAGTGGCAATTATACAAAATCTTTATTCTGTGAACTATTTTCAATGATTTATGATGATTCTTTTTGGTTGGAGAAAGACCCTGTAACTGAAAAGAATGTGAAATGTAAACCAGAAGTTGAAATTGATCCTGTGACTACTAGTAGCATTATTGATGCAGTTAATAAGGGGCTCTTAAATAGTATGCAACTAGTAGAGCAATCGGAAGTAGACTCTGGATTTGATGAGAATAATGTACTTAAGGACGTGACAAAAACACTTGGTATTAAGGTAGATGATAAGCGATCATTTTTTGAGAAAATATCTCCTACTGCTTTTAAAAATTGGATAGATAGTATAAAAAGTAAAAGCCAAAATCAGTTTGATGGCGATCCTAATGTTTACTTGATAATAAAAAGTCCACAAAACAAAGGGGAAATTAAATACCCCTATACAGATGATGTAACCACTGGCTTAATAAAGAGAGCTTATCTTAATTGGGAAGATAGAAACACAGAAACCACAAAGGCTTTAATCAAAAAAGACCCGACGGCCATCAACCAGTGTTATGATAAAATGATTGATAATTTTTAATATTTCCTTTTAGGGAGGTCGTATGTTGAGTCAAGCAGCCAACGTTTTTGGCTTCCTGAAGATCAAATATCCAGACAACTCGCAGCTGAAGGCTTTATACATTTATCCTTTTTATGCGGCAGTACTAGTGAGCGGCATAGCCACTTGGTGTGCTGTGAACTTTGAGGATGGGAATTATTTTAATAGTAATAGATTTAGTGACTTATTCACTTTGTTAGCTATTCTGCCAGGATTCTACATCGCTTCATTATCTGCGATAGCAGCAATTAATAGGGAGGCTATAGACAAGCTAATTAATTCGAAATCAGCGCCATACTTAATGAAATCAGAACCCAATAGAACTGAAAAGTTTAAACAAGTTTTGACTCGCCGAATTTTTCTAACAATGCTATTTGCCTACTTATCAGCTCTTAGTCTGTTATTAGCACTTTTTCTAACTCTTGTGCGTTTCATTTATTCAATCGAGGCTATCGGTTATTTTATTACAGTGACTAATGGCGATTATGTCTCTGTATCAGTATTCTTCACCATCAGCTTAATTACATTATTTTTTATATTTCAATTACTTATATTAACAATGATTGGTGTAAATTATTTAGGGTATAAGGGTCTAGTTGATAACTAGCCATGTGTTATTTTTGTGAACCAACCCACCCCGTGTGGGTTTTCTTTTGTCTATTAAAACATAAAAGTTTCCATAAAGAATAAAAAGTTTCTTTAAATAAACTTTTCTCTTGACTATAAAGTTTCCTTTGGTAAACTTAATCTCATACAGACAACAAAAAGCCTCAACGTTGTTCCAGCAACTTGAGGCCCGACCCACCCACAGTGAGTGAATTAATTATGAATGCAAATAATGATGAAGGCAAGTTGATTAGCGGGAAAGAAGCCTATCGCCTTATAGGTGAAGGTGTGGATATTTTAGCAAGTGTTTATCAGCCTGATGGTTCTATGCAATGGGAAGATGCAAAGCATTTACCTGCATGTGACATTCTTAACGATGGTTTTAAATTCCGTCTCGCCTCTCCTGCTCAAAAAGAAACTATCTGTTGTGAATGCAATGATCCATTCATTTTTAAGAGAGGTTCTACTACAGAAGATACTTGCGAACGTTGCGTACTTGAGTATGTGACAAGCCATTGTGATTACTGAGGGGCCAGACATGAACGCCAAACTCATTACCCTGCTTACAGCTTCGTTAATCACAGGCTGCAACTACGCCGATGCAAGTGGGCCTATCGCAGTCGAACAACAAGAACAGATCAGTATTGTTTCTCCTTCATACCATGTCGTGAAGATCGATTCACGCTGCTCTGACTTCTGCCCTGCAACACTGGCAACAGAAGATGAAGAATACGAAATCAAAGTCGAGTTCAAGTACTCCACTTTTGATGATGGAAATGGCGTGGGTTACTCGGCTGTCGGGGCTGAAATTGAAGAAATGGAAATCATTGCAGTTGAAGATCAGCTTGGTGAAGAAGTGAATGCCTACATCGACCAGTTTGAGATTGAGCGCATTAATGACGCGCTGGTTGAAGGGATTTTGAAGGAGCGCCGGGTATGAGTATCTGTAAATCTTTGATTCCTTTTGAGCCTCAAAAATGTCCTGGCCAGATGCCTGTCTCGTATTTCGGGGCTCCTTATCAAGACTCACAGTGCATTGATGGCTATCTATGGGACTTGGATAGTGGCGACGATGAAGGTCTTACCAATGGTGGTGATATTCCTTGCCCGTTCTGCAATCCCGAAGATCACATTGATTACATGAAAGACAATGATGATGACCAAATTGTTTGTGAAGTGTGCCAGACCAATTTAAGTAATTTGCTTTGGACTGAAACAGATAAACCATCAATCAAGCTTTATGGTTTTTGTTCTGAATGCAAATGCAATCAATGGGCTGATGTTCTGGAAACTGAGGAGTCGGATCCATGAACGCAAACGTCACAACAACGATTGAACTGGCTCGGCTTCAACAGAAACTCAGCAACACGGTTGAGCAGTTAAAAGCTATGTCAAATAACGAAACCGTAGTTACTACTGGCCCCAATTGGATTCACTTGCGATATGTCGGACGTGGCTCAGAGCAGGTGCAGCTTGACTTAAATGAGCAGTATTCAATGAAGTTGAGACTTGTGTATTTGGCTGAGACTCTGGCGCGGCTGGAGCGGGTTTTGAAGGATTGGGAGGCCGTAGCATGAGTAAGTTATTAAATGCTACCTCAAAGGAAGTGGTGGAAATGAAAATCAATGGAATTAGTTATTTTGGTAGAAATGTAACCGTCTCAAAAACCTCAGTAATTATTGATGATAGAGAAGTGATTGAAAATACACCCGAGATAAAAATTGAAATTTTAGGCGGCTGCGATTCCGTAGAGACAGCTACTGGTGATGTGGTTGTTCATGGCCCTTCTAAGACTGTTAAAACTATGTCCGGCGATGTGGTGTGTGAGAGCGTTTTTGGACCAGTTTCCACCATGTCTGGCGACGTGAAATGTGGGGATATTTCGGGCCATGTCTCGACAATGTCCGGCGATATTAGATGTAGAAACAAGGCTTAGGAGAAGAATATGAATGCACCGATAAAAGCAGAGAATCAACTTGCTGACTTAGATCCAAAGTCAATTAAAGCTTATGTTAGCGATGTGAAAATTCGTCAAAAATTTGAAGAGGTTTTAGGAAAAAAGACTCAGGGCTTTTTAGCATCAGTAATGCAGGTAGCTAATCAAGGGCACTTGCGTACTGCGGTTCCGGCAACTGTAATCAATGCAGCCATGATGGCGGCTACGCTTGATCTGCCAATTAACAACAACCTTGGCTTTGCATATATCGTGCCTTACAAGCGCAAGTATAAGGATGGTCAAGGCCGCTGGCAGGAAAGCAATGAGGCTCAATTTCAAATGGGTTACAAGGGCTTTATTCAATTGGCTCAACGTTCAGGTCAGTTTGCACGTATTGCAGCAACTCCTGTGTATGAGGGCCAGTTAATTAGTGCTAATCCCCTGCTTGGTTATGAGTTCGACTGGACTATTCCAAACCAAGGTGAAGCTATTGGCTATGTGGCTTTCTTTAAACTGCTAAATGGCTTTACTGCCGAGCTTTACATGAGCACTGCTGACATTAAAAAGCATGCTGGCAAATACAGCCAATCATTTAAATATGGTGGCGTGTGGAAAGATAACTTTGAGGCTATGGCGCTTAAAACTGTAACCAAATTACTTCTATCAAAACAGGCCCCACTTTCAATTGAAATGCAGACAGCGCAGCTGGCGGATCAGGCAATTGTTCGTGACGTGGAGACCAATGACTTTGATTACATTGATCATAACGAGTCAGTAGGAACAATTGAGGCGCCAGAAACAACGCTTGATCAACAGGAGTTCCAGCAACTTATAACCTCTATTCAGTCTGGTGACCTGGATAAAGCTTTCGTTCTCTCAGGTGAAGCTGGCTACGTGTTAAGTGAAGCACAAAAAGCAGAACTGGCAGGGGTTTGATATGAAAGTACATCCTCACGCGCTGTATGAAATTATGGGGGAGCCAAAGCAGGTAGATCCTGCTCTGGTTACTCCAGAAATAAAAGCAATACTGCGTAAAACCAAGCGCACTGATGAAGAAAAAGCCTTAATTAAGCATCTTAAAGAACACACATTATCTGAAGGTGCTAAGTCGGCTATAGAGCGCTGGGTAAAAAAAGATATTTATGGCTTTTGTGACTTTCAAGGCAACAAGTACACCGAAAAAGGGCTAACGCTTGAAGATAACGCAATACGCGCTGTACAGATTCAAAACTTCATTGGTATGCAAAAGAACGAGAAAACGTTCAGCAATGAATATCTGGAAGGCACGCCTGACATATTAGTTTGGAATAAGGGTTATGGCCGCGACACAAAGTGTTCATGGTCAGGTATACAACATCCCTTTTTTGAGCGCGAAGCAGTGAAGAAAGTCAGAGATAACGGTTATGACTATCAAATGCATGGCTATATGAATCTGACAAAGCTTAAGCGTTGGGCGGTGGATTTTGTACTACTTCCTACCCCTGACCACTTGATTTTTGGTGAGGATCAAAGAGAGCAACAAGTTACTTTGATCAATCAAATACCGCTTAAAGAAAGGATTACAACCATCTGGATTGAATACGATGAAGAAATCCAGCGGCTAATCAAAATCAAATGTTCACTCGCTCAAGTATATGCACAGGCATTGAAAGCAGAGTTAGGTAAAGGCCTAAAAGTCGCATAAACCTACTTTAATAAAAAAGTAGACCGGATTTTTAGCACAGTTATTTATTTTAATAAAAGATTGGTGGTGAGGATGAGATCTAAAAAATTATGGTGTGTGGCTATTCAACAAGAAAGTGATAGCCCTCATGTGCAATCACCTGCTGCATCAAAAGAAATTGCTGAACGCGCAGTTGCTCGGTACAGAAAAATGAATCATGCCATATTCCATAGTGAAGTAATTGCTAACTCCTATGATGAGTATTTTCAAGTGCAGCAATGGCACGGTACACGTAGAGAGCATATTCGCAAAATGTTCTATACCGAGGAATGGCTTAGTCAAGCCATGTATCAATGTTTTGACTTACCAACAGCATGCAAAGTTTTTGAATATGGTGAGATT